AGCGCAGTATCTATGCTGAAGCCAAACCGCTTTGCTTGCTTTGTGGTTGGCGATGTGCGCGACAAGAAGGGCTTTTATCGCAACTTTCCGGCGCACACAATAGAGGCGTTTCAAGGTGCAGGCATGACGCTTTACAACGAGGCTGTGCTTGTTACGGCGGTCGGCTCGTTGCCGATTCGTGTTAGCAAGCAGTTCGGCGGTTATCGTAAGTTAGGCAAAACCCATCAAAACGTGTTGGTATTTTACAAGGGCGACCCGAAGGCAATCAAAACTTGGGGCGACGTTGAGTGCGGCGACATAGAACCCGTGCTATTAGGCAGTTAGGCACATTAAAAGACATGGCAGAAAAATACACGACAGCACAAATGATTGAAGCACTCCGCGAGAAGCATGGCAACTTGTCTGCATCGGCGCGCTTCTTGGGTTGCAGTCGTGACACGGTTAGGCGATACATCAATACCTACTCCACCGTGCAAGCGGTTGCGGATGAGGAGCGGGAAACGCTGATTGACTTCGCAGAGAATCAGTTATTCAAGCAGGTGCAAGAGGGCAATATCACGGCGATCATCTTCACGCTCAAGACCATCGGCAAACACAGGGGCTACGTTGAGCGGCAAGAGGTTACGGGGGCGGATGGGGGTGCTGTGGTGGTAAGGTGGGATGCAGAGAATAACGATTGATGCGCAACCTCACCAGGGACAACTTGAAGTCCATAACAGCGACGCGCGGTTCAAAGTCTTATCGGCTGGACGGCGATGGGGCAAGACGCGGCTGGGTGTCAATGAGTGTTTGGACGCGGCAAGCAAGGGCGGACGGGCATGGTGGGTGAGTCCATCGTACAAGACCAGCGAAGTCGGCTGGCGGCCCTTGCGACAAATTGCGCGCAAGATACCGAATGCTGAGATTAGGTTGGCAGACAGAATGATTACATTACCAGGCGGAGGTTTCGTTGCAGTACGATCAGCAGACAATCCCGACTCGTTACGCGGCGAAGGGCTTGATTACGTGGTTATGGATGAATGCGCGTTTATGCAAAAAGAGGCATGGACGGAGGCAATCAGACCGGCATTGTCAGACCGTTTAGGCAAGGCGCTATTTATCAGCACACCTAAAGGGCGCAATTGGTTCTGGGAGAACTACCAACGCGGCGCAAGGCAAGAGGACGGCTGGCAGTCATGGACTTATCCAACTGAGAGCAACCCGTTCATTGACAAAGGCGAGATCGAAGCGGCGAAGCGCGATTTACCTGAGATCATCTTCCGGCAGGAATATCTTGCGGAATTCGTGGATGAATCGGGTTCGGTGTTTCGTCGGGTGCAGGAAGCCGCAACCCTTGAGCCTCGCGAGCCTGACCCGAAGCGCAACTATATCGCCGGTGTGGATGTTGCCGCGAGCGTTGACTACACCGTCGTGAGCGTGTTCGATGTTGAGGCACGCGAAATGGTTTACATGGATCGCTTCAACAGGGTTGATTATCCAGTTTTGATTGACAGGCTTGAGGCAATCTACAATCGCTATCACATGACAAGCATGACCGTGGAATCGAACTCAATCGGGCGGCCAGTGATTGACGAGCTGGTATCACGCGGCTTGAATATCGTGCCGTTTACAACGACCAGCGCGACAAAACAGTCAATCATTCAGGCGCTACAGAGCGCATTCGAGAACGCGCAAATCAAGGTGTTGAATGACCCCGTACTGATCGGGGAGCTATTGAGCTTCGAGGCAAAGCGCAACGCGTCGGGCTCGTTCAGCTACAGTGCGCCGGATGGAATGCACGATGATACAGTGATGAGTCTGGCAATCGCGTGCAATGGGATGTTTGATCAAGGCGTGCAATACGCGCCGTCTATTTGGTAAGTGAGGCATGATGGAAACTAATTACATTGTTCAGGCACTGGAAAAGCTACGTTGGCAATCTGAGACGCAGCGTTTGAAAAAGTTCCAAAAGAACTGGGAGCAGTACTACGGCAAAGGCCCGAAGCCCATGGCGGTCAAGAGTGGCAAGCCGGATGATAACGTTCGTTTGAACTTTGCGCGCATGATCGTTGACAAGGGCGTGTCGTTTTTGTTTGGCAAAGAGGTCAAATTTGAACTGACGGAGGGTGAAAAGACCCCGGCTGAACAATGGCTTGATGATTGTTGGGCGGCAAATCGCAAAATGACCACGCTGCAAAAGGTGGCATTGAACGGGGGCGTTTGCGGGCATAGCTTTGTGCGCCTCTATACTGAGCCCGGCAAGAAGTTTCCGCGCGTGATTGTGTTGGATCCAGAGACAGTAACCATTAGTTTGGCAGCGGATGACATTGACACCGTTTACTCTTATAAAATCCAGTACCCGAGCATTGACCCAGATACTGACAAGTCGGTGACCGTGCGACAAGTGATCGAAAGAGATGGCCCTTATTGGAGGATCAAGGACGAGCGCGGCGATATCGGCGCTGGATCATGGCAGACAATTTCTGATAGCAAGTGGCCTTATACGTTCCCGCCGATTGTGGACTGCCAGAACCTGCCCGCGCCGAATGAATTTTGGGGCATATCGGATATTGAGGATGATCTGATTGAGGTGATGAATGCGAACAACTTCATCATGTCCAACCTGGTGAAGATTGTGCGCTATCATGGGCATCCGAAGACATGGGGAACAGGGTTCCAACCAACGCAGATGAACACGGCGGTAGATGAAACGATTGTATTGCCTCTCAATGCGACCCTTCAAAACTTAGAGATGAGTGGGGACATGGATAAGGTCCTCAATATCTACAAGGAACTGAAACTGTTTACGCACGAACTAAGCCGCGTGCCTGAAGTAGCAACTGGCAAGGTGGAAAGCATCGGCCAACTATCCGGCGTCGCGTTGGAGATTTTGTACCAACCACTACTTGAAAAAACAGAGACCAAGCGCATGACTTACGGTGACATGCTTGTTGAAATCAACCGGCGTTTGCTGGCGTTGGGCGGTTATGGTGAAGAGCTTTACACGGCATTACGCTGGCAGGAGTTGCTGCCTAAGGATAGCTTGATGCAGGCAAACGCGGCCTTGGCGTTGAAGCAGCTGGGCGTCTCTGGCGACACGTTGATGCAAGAGGCGGGGTACGACCCAGACGTGGAAAGAGAGAAGCGCAAGCTTGAAGACACTGGTTTAGGTGAAGCGTTACTGAGAAGTTTTGACGCAGGTGGAGAGCTTACGGAATAGGAGCGGTTAATGGCAATTTACAATGATTTTGACGAACTTTACGCGGGATTGATGGCCAACTTGCCAGCTGTAATTCAGGCAGGTTTGGCATTACAGGCGACCTCATTAGCCATCAAAGCCAAGACTGACTTGCTTGATACCAATGCGGTAACGGTCGTGGCAGTCGTAGATGGTTCGACAATCACAATCCAACGCGGCGATACTTTATCAGCGACAATCGAAAACTTAGGTAGCCTCGCTCAGTATGTGAGTTTGGATTTCACGGTCAAGCAGAATGCCTATGAAGCGGATGATGATGCGGTAATTCGTATCCGCAAAAATGCAAGCGGGTTGACAGATGGCCTCGTTTGGTTGAATGGGGCAGAGCATACGACCGGCGCGGATGGTTCGATTACGATTACCGACGCGGCAACTGGCGACGTTACGATTGCGCTGAAGGCGGGCGTAACCGATGATTTAGTTCCGGGTTCGTATGTTTATGACATTCAACTCATTGAGGCCGCAAAGGTTGCCACTTTGATTACTGGCACTTTACTAATTGTGCCCGATGTGACGAGGCTTGTAGCATAACCAATGCCCGCCATTGATGAAGTAATCGACGTTTTCAATCAGCGCCTATTGCGCAATGAACGCAGGGCGGCTTCTGCCATGGTCAAGGCCTATGCGGAATCCTGGAAGCGGATCAAGGCGCAATTGGTCAAGCTCGACACTGAGTACAAAAGAGCGGTTGAAGCGGGCGAAAAGCCAGGTTTGAACTGGTATTACCAAAATTTGCGGGCCAAACAGTTGCGGGAACAGATTGCTCGAGAATTGACCAAGTTTTCTCAGTATGCGGGTAAAACAGTCCTTGCTGAACAAGCGAAGGCCATTCGGGAATCGTCTGAGTTTGCGCTCGATTTAATTCAATTGAGTTTGGGCCCTGCGCCTGAGGGTGTGGTGATCGGGTTCAACCGACTTCCCATCAAGACGATTGAAACGATGGTTGGGATGAATCAACCAGGATCACCATTGACGCGGTTATTGAGCAAGTACGCTGAAGCCGGATTCCGGGCCGCGCAAGAGGCCTTGATCCAAGGAATCGCGCTGGGGCAAAACCCGAGAAAGATTGCGCCGGCGATTAGAGACGCGTTAGGCACGAATTTGAGCAAGGCATTGACAATCAGCAGAACAGAAGTCATGCGGGCGCACAGGGAAACCTCGCAGGCCATTTACAAGGCCAACGATGATGTGGTGAAAGGTTGGCGTTGGTCTGCGGCCTTGGATGCTACGACATGCCCCAGTTGTTTTGCTATGCACGGAAGTGAACATCCGGCAAGCGAGAAGTTTGCAACACACCCCAATTGCCGCTGTGTTCCAGTTCCAATGACATACACCTACGAAGAGTTAGGCGCACGCTTTGGCATGGATCTAAGCGCTGCGGACAAGGCAGGGCCAAGCAATGAGGAATTGCTCAAAAAGTATGGCATTACTGGTGCACGCGCTGAACAGATCAAGCGCCGGTACATGACTGGAGAGGATGCTTTCAAATCCCTCTCCGATACTGAGCAACGCGCCATCCTGGGGCCGGCAAAATACGCGGCATGGAAAGACGGCAAGTTTGAATTTTCGGCGCTATCCGTAAAGACCTTTTCTTTGGAGTGGGGCGACGGGTTGAGGGTTGCAAGTTTGAAAGAATTGATCGGGAAATAAGTCTGGAATTAATTGACAGGTATAGCCCATTTGTGCTATACTGATTGATAACTGAATAAGTGTCGGGCTCATCCCGATAGCAGTATTAAGTTGGAGCTGCCCAACCGATTCTCAGAAAAGAGAGATTGGTTGGGCTTTTTGTTTTAAACCCCAAACGGGGCACAAGTTACGTGACACCGGCGGTAACAGGTGGAGAAGGAATAGAAATGGCTGATGAAGCTGATAGCAAATTAGAAAACGGTGAAGGCGAAAATGCCGGTCAAGAAACCGCAAACGGTAGCGGCGCTGGAAAGATGTTTTCTCAGGATGAGGTCAACAAGATGATCAAGGGAAAGTCTGAGCGCGAGCTGCAGAAGATGTTGGGCGAAATCGGATTTCAGAGCATTGACGAGCTAAAGACCCTCGTCAAACAGAAAAAGGAACGCGAAGACGCTGAAAAGTCGGAATTGCAGAAAGCTCAGGAGAGGGCTGCGGCTTTGGAGAAGGAAAAGGAAGACCTTTTAGCTTCTCAGAGGACCAAAACGGCTCAGTATGATGTGGCAGTCAAGGCGGCGAAATTGGGGATAGTTGACCCGGACGCGGCTTACAGGCTAATGGATCAGGGCAAGATCGAATTCGATGATGCCGGCTCCCCAACGAATACTGAGGTGCTTTTGCAAGACCTGATCAAAAACAAACCTTACCTTGTTGGCTCTGGA